ATCGCCCTTACAACAGCTTCGTTAGTTTTACCATTATCGGCAGCCCAAGCACGATAGATAAGACGGCCTGTAGATTTACGAGAAACCTGCCCTCTTTGACCAGCTACGCGAGGCTTAGCGTTTACGAGTATGCCTGTGGCATTAGCAGCATCTACAAATTGTTTACCGGCATTTGGGTTATTACTCTTGCCGAAATTCTTACCGGTTGAGGTTATGTAACGATGTTCACCTACACCGGTATCTTTACGGAAAGTAGGGATTACTACTTCTCTAGTTTTGCCCTGAGGTTGCCCACCAGGATTTTTACGTCCCGCTGTTTCATAGATAGCACCGGCAGCATTAGCATTAACAATACGTACAGATGATGCAAAGCCATTTTTATTTATCTTAGATCGAGCTGTGCTTAGTCTTATGCCGTTACGTATAGCCGCCGCGTTATAGATAGGAAAGTTACCGCCATCACGACCCCAGTTAGATAGGGGAGGAGTAGCAGGTACAAACCCTCGAGCAGCATTTACTACGTTTTGAGTAGCAAGAGTTAAATCTTTCTTAAGCTGTTTATCTAGATCCGGCGCATATTGCTTTAAGGCTTTACGGAGTTCATCAACGCCGCTTAGTTCTATGGGCATCGCTTGTCTCCTTCGCTTCATCCTTAAGCCCTTGCACAAGTGCATCGAGCATTGTCTTATCTAGATCTAGTAGCGCTTGAGGCGCGACCCCCAGTCGGATACTTAATCTTGCGATCAGGTATGTAAATGGGAGGTCGCGCTTCAGGCTAAAGGGTCGCTATCTAAAACCTCAACAGACTTTAGTGTTTCCACAAAAGCCTCGCCAAAAGGTTTAGGTGCCTGTCCCGCACGCTTTGTTATTTCCCAAGCCAAGTAGTAGACCATCGACTGTTGCTCCATTTCGCGAAACGCTTTATGAAACCCAGTTTTGTAAAACTGCTCGAAGGCATATTCAACGGCCGGCGAGATTTCGCCTTCCAGTTCTGTGCCATCGTTACGTACGATCTTTAGTCTTGCCATGGTTTGCCCCTTTGTTAGTTAGTTGATTACCAAGTGCCAGTAGTTGCTACTACTGTTTTTGAGTTACATGTAAAAGTCAAATCCATCATGCCTTCATCGGCGACAGCACCGTTGAGGGGAGTTAGATTGTCTACCAAAAATGTACCGCTATAGAGTACGTTCGTAGCAGAGATAGCAGCTGTGTAATCTTGGATTGCCTTAAAAGCTACGGTCGTACCGTATGCAGCTTGCAGCGTTGCCAAGATTGATCCGGCAGCTGTGTCATTTAACAAAGATACTGTGATCGTGTCAGCTGATAGACCAGTAACAAACTTATGAGCTGTATCGCCCATCGCTGTAACTTCTAGCTGATCGCTTTGCTGTGTTAGCGTAAACGCGGTCACATGGTCAGTAAAATCTACAGGTGCAGCGCCGACCTTAAAGCCGACCTTATTATTTAGAAAAATTGCCACGATTATTCCTCGTCTTTCTTGGCTGTTGTTTTAGGTGTAGTTGTTTCGATCTGACCTATCTTTTTAAGAAAAGCCAAATCTTCAGGTGTTAGGTCAGACATGGTTTAACTCCAACTCGTTAGTACTGATATGGAAAAATCGGCCGTTAGTAGCGAGCCGCTTTGTACCTCAAGTACAGAGGGAGCACTCATAGCCGAAATGTTTAGATTGATGTTTGATGCCGCTAGTTTGTTAAACACAGCTACAGCTAAAGACTCAATACCCTGTAGGTTGCCCTGATTATCAAACATAGGTACGGTCATGATGATCCGAAAATTAGCAAGAGGTGAAATAGAGGCATAAGAGTTATTGCTCGGAGTGATATAATTCTCTGCGGGACTGACGATCACGCTGTTAGCCGTAATTGTGGCCGGAGGGTAGCTGTATGTATTCCAGTCGTTAGGACTGTCCAAGGCGGCAGCTAGTGTCGCTCTAAGTGTTGTAATGGCAGCGGTCATCCGACCATGCTCCTCGGGTTCGTATATCCGGCGATGAGCCCGCGGATTTTGCCGATCATGCTATTGCCCATCCTGTAGGGGCTTGGACTAAATCCATCGATGGATACGCCGCCTGTTTGTGAAACCTGACGAGCCTGAAAAATATCTACGGCCAAGATCATCGCTGCCTCGCGTACGGCCGGCGTAGTCGCGTAGCTGTTTGTCTTTGTGTCTGCGCCCACGGCTGAGCCGTAGGGGAGGACTCGCGTAAAATTAGCGTTAGCTGCGGTTTTAGCAAACTGTATAAAGCTATAACCATTAGGCCAATTAAAAGCCATATTATTAAATGCTATTGATGGAAACTGAGTAGCAGTCCCGGCAGTCCATGGGATCGTACCTGTAATTGTGTAGGTGCCATTAAAGGTTGAGCCGCATCCACTCAAGGTTACAGACTGACCCGTACTAAAGATTGCAGGGTTAGCAACCATAACTGTAGCTACGTTATTTTGTAACGCTGTACCTACGACAGGAGCAGAGTCAAACCATAAAAATTGGTTAAGTAAATCTTGAGCAGTCTGACAGCACGTTTCTACGATGTCTGAGGAATACAGGTTCTCAATTCCAAGGTTTGCTCTTAACTCGGCCTCGGTGACGTAAGTCGCTGGCATCTTCTACTCCTTAACTTAATAGGGCCGGTAGGGCTCAAAGGGCTAAGAGCCCTACCGACTATTAGGGTTTTACTTATGCCTTTAGGTAACGAACAATACCGTTAGGCATTTTTGCGATAGTTGCCATAAAGCCGTAAATCGCTACCTGTACTTGTAGGTTCGATACTACGTTTACTGACATATAAGCCTGTGGGCTACGGTAAACAGTAAATGCCTCAGGGGCCAAAATTAACGCCGATGAGTCGTCTACTGTGGTTTCTGTAAAGTTCTTGTCTACGTATAGATCAAGGCCTAGTACGTTACCGCGAATAGACTGAGGGCCTACCTGTCCGGCTGCGTTCATAGGTTGGATAGCGTTATAAATTGGTCGCTTTGTGGTATCGGTTGCGCCCATTAGTAGCTGCCATTGTGCGGCATTTCCTACGTAGTTCTGCGCGAAGTAACCTGTGTTTTTGTAGATTGCTGCTGCAGCTTGTGAAGTAAAGGCAATAACTCCATCGCTATCAGCTGTTGTAGGTGTTGAGCCTGTACTAGCTGTTAGTAAAGCATTTACTACCGCTGTATCAATAGTAGTTAAATACGCGTTCTGCAACTGCTGTGTGAGCTCGGCATAGAAATTCGGATCTGACCTCTCAAGGAGCTCAATACTAATTGTGCCCATACCTGAGTACTTCTGAACAGTTCCAGTTAAATACGCGCTCTGCATATCAGTATTCGATACTGCGCCGTTTTCTGCCTCTACTGTAACAGTAGGTGCTACGCCTGTACCGCCGCCTGCAGCTGTAACAAGTGATGGGACGTTAATTGTCATACCTTGTGCTGGCAAAACTCCCTGTGAACAAGCATCGATCGCAGGTGTACCAAAACGAGTATTAGTTACAAACTCTTGTAGGTACTGTGTTGGATTAAATGCAGGGTTTCCAGCAAAATCATCTGCAGCAGTTACATAGAGCTTTGACTCATCGTTACCTAGTGCAGCTTTGATCTTATGCTCTGTGTATGTTGCCATAGATACGATTGGTGTACGTAGTCTCTGAGAGTCAAGTACAGATGGACGGATAATCTTACGAGCGGCTTGGACTGTTTCAGCCTCGGCCGGTGCATCTACCGGGGTTTCCTCCGGTGTATTTTCTGGGGCTGTAGTCACAGCTTCCTCGCTTTCGGTTTCTGTTTCGGTCTCTACGATTGTCGTATTGATCGTTGTTACTTTTTCTTTTGTGCTAGTCGCAGCGATGAGCTCGGCCCGAGCCGCTGCAATATCAGTTACGGATGCGCTAGAAAAGGCAGCGCTTTCGACAAGCGATACCTCTTTGAGGACCGCAGCCGTTACTAACAGGTAATCACCCATAGGCTTAGAGGCCGTTACATCGACCCCTACGGATAAGCCACTTACTAGGTTTTCCTGAGCGAGTACGAGCGCATCTTGTCCTCGAGTGCTACTCGAAAGCTTAAAAGATCCGTATACGCCTTCGGTAGAGTCGCTAAAACTAATAGCGCGCCCTACTGGCTTATCCTGTTGATGCTGCATAAGTAATTTGATTTTTGTAGGTTCTGCATAAGTAATTGAGCCTCGCTCAAACATAACAGGCCCAGCGGATGTGTGTCCGATCTCGCCATATGGTGCAACGAGTCCCGATACGATCCGGCGCTCTGTGTCTGCAGCTTGTATTTCCTGACTAAACGTTAGTAGCACTTGCATCTCCTAGCGGTGTGAGTTGTTCCATTTGTCGAGCTTGATTAACATCGATGAGATTTAGAGTCAACATCTTTTCGATAATGTCTAAACGTTCTTTTGCATCTACACGTAAAAATGAGTCGTCTACGGCGAAACGAACCTGATTAGATGAGTTTGTAATATCGTTCATAGATAAACGATCTTCAATAGCTGAGATGTACGGCTGTAATGAGTACGCGACAAACTCTTTACGACCATCGATAATGTTTTGATATGTCATAGAGTTATTCATATCTGCAGAGATGTAATAGGCCGGTACGTTCATAGCGCGAGCAATTTCAGTAGCTAAGTACTGAGATGCTTCGTTATACATCATGTCTTTAGGACTAAAGCCGATATTTTCTACGGTCAAAGTGCTCGTCAAATACGCCGTACTACGCGAAGCACGACTAGCCTTCCATGCAGCTAGTAGACCTTGCACTTGAGTCTCAGGTAGATCAGCGCCGTTATTTTTTAATACTGTTGTGGCCATAGGTGTAGCAGCACTAACAGCGGCAGCTCTTTGTATATCGTATGCCGCCTTAATTGTTGTACCCGCTGTTTGTAATACACCAGGAATAAGAGATTGGAAAGTTACAAGAGATCCAATACCTGACATCGGTACAAGATTTCCATCTACAAAGTAATCTTTAATCTCTGTACCGTATTGATTAGTCGTGTATGTAACGCGGTTATTAGCTACCCACTCAAAACCGGATGGACGACCATCATCGGCGTAGAGACTTGTCACACGCCAGTAGGCCACAGAGTAGAAAATTAAACTATCGACTGTAGCCGAAATGGTAACGCTACGAGGCTGACGTAGATCAGGTTGTTCTAACCAAATAGGGGAGCCGAGTTTTTCTCCTGTTGATTTTTTGTATAGTGCTAAATCAATAGATGAAATAACACCGGCGATAAGGTTTCTACAGCGGCTAACACTTGCAACCTGTAAAGCAAAATTACGATCAATACCTACGCCGTTATATCCGTATGCAGAGTTAGTATTAAATGATCCATATCCGTAAGTAGTATCCATTACGGCAGGTGCGTACTGAGCCTCGATAGTTGGCTTGTCAGCGCTCTTTAGTCCTAGAGTTTGCAGTAATCCCATGAGAGGGATTTTCTCCAAAAGTCAAGCACAAAATCCGAAAACTCTCGGCGTGTCTCTAGACGTAAACTTTAGCCTCGCCCATGGGCTGAGTCAGGATGTGGACGATAAAACTAAGATTGATTGCAATATCTACCGGCCCTGCGGATTTTCTGCGGATGATACGCCAAGAGCTATCCGACTCTTTAGCTGCACAATTAGCCATATGGGCAACTAGCTCATCTTGACCACTATGTACAAGCCGCTTATTAGCTAGAGCTTCGTAAAGATCGCCGGATGCTTGATAACCCTTTTGACCTGAGATGTCAGTTATCTGTATGCCGTTTACCTCGAGGCGCTTGGCTATCGAGGCCGTTGTGTACTTGTCATAACAGACCATACGCGGATAATAAACCTTGGCCCACTTCGCAATAGCGTTAGCTACAAAGAGCTCATCGATGGATACGTCCGAGTGAAATATCTCAAGGACAGCTACGCCAATACGACCATCCTCGAGGACTTGGCCCATGCAGAGCGATCCATCTCTACGACTGGGACTAACATCAAAGGCAAAGATAGTAAGCGGCCCCACCGACAATTTTAGATCGCTATCAGCTGCATCCTCAACGGCCATGTGTGGCCAAGGGCTTTGCGTAGATGAGATCCATTGACAAAGCATCTCGGTCTTTGTGGTCTCTACTGTTTGAGTACTAACAGCCTCGGCTAAAACGCTTTCATCAAATAGGTACCCAAGGGCCGGATTGGAGTAGGCCCATCCTTCGCGGTCTGTAATGCTGCAAAACTGAGGGGCGCTGTATTCGTAAAAGCCGAAAGTCTCAGGAGGAAAGGACATAGCTCTTTCGCGTAGATCATTAAGCACCGTACTAAAGGCATCACCCGCGTTTGATGTGTACAGAGATTGACTATTGATTTTAGAGCGTGTAGTCGGAGTCGCGGCCTTAAAGGCCTCCTCTGAGATTTCACGGATTTCATCAATGTATAAAAAGGAGGCTGACCTGCCGCGGCTGCCGTCCCTAGTCGCAGCTACAACATCTAAGCGATTACCGTTTTTAAGCTCGATGCTCTCGGTGCCATTGGCATACCGGATCTGTCGTACCTGTTTACTCAGCTCACTCGATCCCTCGATTGCATAAGCCACTTGCCGAAAGGTGTCTAAAGCCATCGATCTATTAGAGCTCATAATCAGCACGTTAGGGGAGTCGAATAAAAACATGTGGCCCAGCATCATCATACGAGCGAGATGAGTTTTTCCCTGTTGCCTTGATGTTAAGCACAAATTAGAGCGGCGCCTGAACATATTATTTTCATCGACCGTAGTCATGTCACGAATTACAAAATCCTGCCATGGTAAAAGCGGTAGACCAATGGACTCTGCGAGCTCTGCGATTTCATCGCCGCGATTTGGGCCCTTAAGATACGGACTATGTAGCCGAGGCTCAGTAGCCCCCTTACGGCCCGGAAAGACTTGCTCCAATTATTTATCCATCCTGTTCAGTCTGGCCTAAACATGGCCCGGCTGGGACTGTTCCTGTGGTTTTTGGGGAGGTATAGGAAAAAAAGGCAGG